ATAAACAAGAGAANGTTNTAGTAGGAACTCTTCCTGGATTTAATGTTACATCACCCGGAGATCACACTACACCATCAGAAAAATATACCAAAGATGACAGTGGTGGGCTTTCTACCAATGAGGGATTTAAAGATCCTAATGGAGTATATCCTATTGATGTTGATGCTGATGTCAATAAACTAGCACGTGGAGCCATTGGAGATTATCACAGTTCCTTTATCTACAGAAAAAATAGTGTAATAAAAGATATACCAAAAGCCACTAAACCAAATGTATCAACGGTTGAAGGTATGGTTGCTGATGAAAGACAACTTTGGGATGAGCTAGATCCTAAATCCAACAAATATTCATTATATCCATATAACCACGTACACGAATCTGAATCAGGCCACGTACATGAGATAGATGATTCACCAGGATGTGAACGATTAATGAATTATCACAGAACTGGAACGTTTGACGAAATACATCCAGATGGATCTAAAGTAACGAAGATTGTAGGATCTGATTATGAAATTGTACTAAAAGATAAAAACGTATCCATTGAGGGAGCTTGTAATCTCACTATCGCTGGTGCATGTAGAACTTTAATCAAGGGTGATTACATTCTTGAAGTAGAGGGAAATTATACAGAAAAAATACACAAGAGTCATTATGTTAAAATCGGTGCCGGAGAAACCGGTGGAAATGAGGCATATGAGATCATAGGTAATCGCACAGGTAATATATCTGAGAGCGATACCCTCAGAATTAATAAAGATTCGAAGACAACGTGTAATGGTAGTCATGCACACATGGTAAATGGTACATTAACCCAAACTGTGGGGAAAAATTACTCAATAACAGCACTCGAAAGATTTGCTCTACAAATAACTTCTGACATATCAATCAATTCTATAGATGGTAATTATGCACTTAAAGTTGGTAAAAAAACTATGTTCGATTCAATTGGTAATTATTCAGTAGTAGCCCCTCGAATAGATCTGAATTAATAAAAATCAGGAATAATAAAATGCCTTGCGGAATAGATTTAGATTTAGATGAACTCCAAGAAAAGCTAGAGTCCTTAGCTGACGGGATATTTGGTAACGTTGAGTCCGATGCGTCTTCCGCTTTAGCAGATGCCCAAAGCTCTGCAGATTCATTTTTAGAAACTGTTCGAGATACACTAGGAATAGAAGAAGCCATAAATTGGTCAAAACTTCCGTCAACTGATGTATCTATGGAAGATGACATCGGAATATTATCCACGCTTAATGGCCTTCAGAATACTAGTCTCGACGGTCTAAATGGGGCGTTATCACATCTCAGAGATCAGGGGATAGAGGAAGATAATCAATTGATCATTGCAGCAAAAGCCAGAATCACAGCAAAAGAATCTGAGATTGCAAAAACAAAAAATGAATTTCTCGAAACGTATGGCCCTGCAATTGAATCTTCTGGTCATGACTTAGATACTATGTTAAAAGATATAAGTGATGGTAGTGACGTATGTAATGTGATACCAAATATTGCCACAAATGAAAACGGGGAAACAAAGGAGAAAGTTAAGGTACCTTTATTTGCTGTGAAAGATCCAGATCCCGAACTACCCTCGGAAGAAACCCCCGCAATGAAGACCCTAAAAACTAAAATACAAGGGGATTTTGATAAATTTAATGAGGAATTAGCCTTACCTAAAGTAGAAGTAGAAGATCTCGATGATACTGCTAGAAATGCGGTACACGCAAGTATAGCAGGTATAAACCCTTCCAAATTGATGGAAGATGTTGGTGGAACAGAAAAAACTATTCCTTCCGAATTGTTGAGTGACTATTTTACCGCATTTGAGGGTGTAACTGCAAAGGATAAAACTAACGAGGGCACTTTACGAATACCTAGTAAAAGCCCTGCTCAATGCAAGACCCTTCTTTATGAGAGTAGAAAATAACTATGTATGAATATGGAATAAATATAACGAGAGTTGTTGATGGAGATACAGTTGATGGTAATATAGATCTGGGATTTAACGTTTCTGTTAATGTCAGGGTCAGGTTGGCTGGTATTGATGCTCCCGAATCTAGAACTTCTAATCCGGAGGAAAAGGTTTATGGGTTAGAAGCTAAAGAAGAATTAATACGATTGATTTCAAATAGGGATATTATTATAAAATCTCACGGACTCGGTAAGTTTGGTCGAGTCCTCGGAACTTTATATATCAGTGGTCTTGATATTAACCAAGACCTAATCGACAGAGGATACGTAATTGAATACCAGGGCGCAAAAAAAATATCTGCATCTGATATGATAATTAAATTAAATGAGGTCAGGGATGGCAATTGTAATATCTAACCTCCCCGACCAGTCTAGATTAACTTCATTTACACACACTGTAGGTATAGTTTCCAATGCAGGCGAATCCATCACCGCAGTTACGATAACCCCAGTAGAAGGTGACTCGGGTATTACTATAGATAATAGTTTATTTAGAATATCTGGGAATTATGTAGATGATTATTCTGCAGAATTGTGGTATATAGAGAAGGGGGAATCAGCTAAATCTATAGATGATATGATATATGTTATAGGATTAGCTAATATGCCAGAGGGTAAAGCTCTTATTCGGTTGGATACCTCCGTGATTAGCAGTATCCCTAAAGAATACTCTATTAGTGTTGCTTGGAATTTGGTTAATCCTGATGGAAGTATTACTCAAGGTGTTCACACCGAAACTAAAGTACAAAATGTTATAAACTATGGCGACGAATATTACGATTGGTTAAAGGGTTATATAGAGAGAAATAATGGATGAATTTAAAGTTTTAGTAAATGGAAGGATCGTAGTGTTTAATAACTATGATGATATACCCATGGAATTTGATAATTTAATATCATTTAAACCCCATGTGATACCCCCTCCACACACCGAGGAAGAACACCAAATTAACTCAGTATGGAATGGGAAACTACAACTTCTTATGGAAAGAGAGTTAAAATAATGCCTGCCGCTACAAGAATAGGCGACGATGATGTTCCTCATTGCTCTAAACCAGCAAGAGCAGCAGGGTCGGGGAATGTATTTGTTAATGGCATACCATGGTCAAGACAAGGTGATAAAAATACTACACATAAACTCCCGGGTAGTCCATGCCCGTCACACGCAATGCCAATAGAGACAGGATCTGGTACTGTTTATGTTAATAACAAAGGTGCAGGTAGGGTTGGTGATGCCATTACCTCATGTACATCTGTTGCACAAGGATCTCCCAACGTTTTCGCTGGCGGATAAAATAATATAGGTAATAACAAATGGAAATATCAGAAAGAACTACAAAGATATGGAAAGATATCGATATGAATTTTACTAAACATCCAATAACAGGGGATATCTCTACATTATTGGATGTTGAATCTGTTAAGAGATCTCTCAAAAATCTCTTAATGACTAGATTTGGAGAAAGACCATTTCAACCGTGGATAGGGTGGGGTGGTAATGGATTATTATTTGAACACATAGATCCGTTAACCAAATCTACTCTGCAAACAGAAATTCGACTATTAATTTCGAATTTTGAACCTAGAGTTCATATAAATAATATTACTATAACAAACACAGATTCATATGAATTCCGAATTATTTTGGAGTTTACTCTAATTAATCACCCGGCAGAACGAGCGTTCATATTAGACACATTATTACAAAGGATTAAATAATGACAGTTTCTACTACAGATTTAGATTTTTTTGATATAAAGAATAATCTAAAATCGTTTTTAAAAAATCAATCACAATTTACGGATTATGATTTTGAGGGTTCTGCTATGTCAACTCTCCTAGATGTGTTAGCCTATAATACCCATTATAATGCGATGACTGCATCGATGAGTGTCAATGAAATGTTTATTGACACAGCACAAGTAAGAAATAATGTTGTCTCACTCGCCAAATCTCTTGGGTATACCCCCCGATCGGTAAAATCGTCATCCTCTGAAATTACGTTAAATGGGGTTTCTTCATTATCTAACGTAATTTTACCTCGAGGAACGGTATTCAAAGGCGGGACATATTCGTTTGTGACCTTAACTGATTATACTGCTCCTGTGGAAAACGGAACTATATCTTCAGTTTTAAAGGTTTATGAGGGGAAATTATTATCCCACAGATATACAGTCACACATGCGGATCAAATATTCGAGATACCCAACAAATTTTGTGACACTAATACTGTCAGAGTAACAGTATACGAATCTTCAGAATCTACTGTATCCAAAACGTTCACTTTCTCGGATAACATCATAGATTCCATAGGGACAAGTGATATATTTTTTATTCAAGAAGGATCAGACGAAAAACATGAAATCTATTTCGGGGATGATATACTTGGTACTAAACTTGATGTAGGAAATATAGTTGAGATATCTTATCTTAAAACCTCTGGTCCAGACGCTAACGATATTTCAACCTTTACAATGCAATCTGGTATTACCGGTTTAACTTCTGTCACCATCACTAATCCGACCAAGTCAGTGGGAGGTGCTAATATAGAATCTATAGAATCTATAAAGAAAAATGCGCCATACGTGTATACAGCTCAGAATAGAACAGTAACCACCACGGATTTCAAATCTATATTAAACCACAACTTTTCTCATTTAATAAAAGATGTGTCCATTTGGGGTGGTGAAGATAATACACCTCCAATATATGGCAAGGTATTTATATCGGCTTTACCTGCTGGATCATCAGGTGTATTATCCGATGAATCCAAGAAAGAAATTAATAATGGATTGTCTAAATACAAATTAACATCTATAATACCGGAATTTGTTGATCCAGAATATATTTTTTTGGACATTATAGTTGATTATTATTTTGATATATTAAAATCTAATAAGTCGGATAAAGAACTAAATACATTAATATCTTCGTCTATAGATAACTATAATACAAAAACCTTAACAAAATTTAACACTGTATATTATAATTCTGATATAACAGATTTAGTTAAAGCTACGGATGATTCAATAGTAGCCGTCACCGTTAAGCATGAAGCGTCTAAAGATATGCTACCGCTTTTGAATGTAGCTCATAAGTACAATATAAATTTCAATAATTCAATATATAATCCTCACCAGGGGCATACAACATCATTGTCTGGTGGAGTAATATCATCTTCAGGATTCACTTTACCGGGATCGACAGTTACTAATTATTTAGAAGATGATGGTAAGGGTAATATGTTGATATACTACCTATTGGTGGATGGTAAGAAAATTTCTAGAATCATAGGAAAGGTTGATTATAGTTTAGGTTCTATCAGTACTGATGAGATTATTATATCCTCTATTGTTGGTGAGGCCGGTACTAAATTATTATTAAAGGTACAGCTTAAATCCTATGACGTTATTCCAATTGGTAACAATATTGTTACTATTAATACAATAAGTACATCTGGATTACCTCATTCATCTGACCAATTCGCCAGTTTATCAACCATTAATTATAAGACCTCACCGTCTAGAATATAATGAAAACTGAAAACGCATTTCCGGAACACATTAAGGACGAATTTCCAGATTTCATTGTCTTTTTGGAATTATATTATAGATTCATGAGCTCGGCTAAAGTCACTTATACTTCGAGTGACGATTTTCTTATATCAGAGAGTATCACTGGTTCATCTTCGGGGTCAATTCAGGTCATTAATGGTGTTGATGGTCCAAATAATATATTCTTTATACCCTCTCGATCCGATTTCGAGGTTGGTGAGACATTTACAGGATCAAATGGTGGAACTGGTATAATCGTATCTATCGATTCAAACCCAGCTCAAACCATAGAACAGATATTAGAAATAAGAAATCCCGATGGGGAAAGTGCTCTATCCTATATGTTTGATAAGTATAGATCTGAATTTATGCCATCGTTACCTAAAAGAATTTTTAATGATGTCAATAAAAAAACTTTAGTTAAACGCATAAGGGATATATATAAAGAAAGGGGTACGAATCTTTCGTTTAAAGCAGTATTCAAACTACTCTTCAACGAATTTCTGGAAATTAAATACCCATCATACGAAATGCTTATTCCTTCCGCTGGTACGTGGGAGCCAAGTTACTCGTTTATAATAGATTTAGATACTATATCTAATAGCCCATTACCATTACAAGGGGTTATGCTAAATGTTATGCCTCTTAACCCAGCATTATCAGATTTTGATATATACATAAATCAAGTAAGAAGGCATACTCTAGATAAATGTGAAGTATTTTTTAAACTCCTCCCACCAGATATTAATCTAGGGACAGACATTTCTGGTTATATAGTAAAATCATCAGACTCTTTAATAACAGGGGTGATAGATTCTGCGGCACTTATCAATAACGGTGGTAGATATAAAGGTACAGACGGATTTTTAAGTGATTCTAATAAATTACAGTCTAAATATTATCAAAAATATTCATATGTTCTGCAATCTGATATTCCGGCAAATAGGTACTCTAATATTTTTAAAAATATTATACACCCAGCTGGTTTATTATCATTCGATGAATTAATCATATCTAATTTTATTAACATAACCCACGCACTGAAAGAAATGAAGGGTGGGTTTCTTAAAGACTTTTATCACGGGGTTGATACCTATGATAATAATGCTAATATAATTTATAAAGTATTGACTGATAATATTATACTGAATGATAATGATAGAATTGATATAAATAAAGTTATAAGTGAAATAATGACAGCGGTAGAGGCTACACCTCACGTGGATTTAAATCCATATGCTACTGGATATTTTAATTCTCCTGATAATTCAGCGGATTCATATACCGATGCACAGAGGCTATTTATCGGAAGGTATTTAAGTAAAATTTTAAATGACATAATATCAGCGACAGAGGCTACACCTCACGTGGATTTAAATCCATATGCTACTGGATATTTTAATTCTCCCAATATTTCGTCAGATTCATATACAGACACACAAAGGTTATTATAATGATAAACAAAGAAAATTTAGAAACCACCGGCAGATTGAATATAACTGTATTTAGTGGCGATGGTAATATTAAGAGTTCAATTGATCTCGATAATTTAGTTGTTACTACAGGTAGAGATTGGTTAGCGGATAGATCTGTTAGTAATCCTACAGCAATGTCTCACATGGCAACGGGTACAGGCACGACGATACCGGCTTTAGCTGATACTACACTGGAAACAGAATTAGCAAGAGTCTCCTTGTCTTCATCTTCTAGTCTCGATAATACTGCAACCTTCACAGCTGCATTTAATGCAGGGGTTTCAACTGGGATTTTGACTGAAGCTGGTATATTAAATGCCGCCACGGGTGGTACTATGCTATGTAGAACTACATTCCCCGTAATTAATATACAAGCAGCAGATTCAATTTCTATAACTTGGACAATTACAATTAGTTAATCATGGCCAATCAATCGATAACACCTATATTTCATCATAATATAGCTAAAAGTGTTTATGATGATATTAGAACTAAGAAGGGATATTATTCTCATTTCCTCTCGAATACTATACCTTGGAGCGATTTAAGTAATGTTCCAGAATATGGTCATACTGATATTGAAGAAAATGTAATAAGATCCAATATGGTATCCACCAAAAATATTGAAATTGGTAATATATCATATATGATACCAGATACCAAATGGGTATCTGGCACTATATATGCCATGTATGATGATACTGTGGATATGTACGGGAAGAACTTTTATAGTATAATTGATTCAAATATATATAAATGCATACACAATAACAATGGTGGGTCTTCTACAATACCACCATCCGGAACCAGCGTTTTCAGTGTAGAGCTTTCCGATGGTTATATCTGGAAATTCATGGGTAGTATTCCATCGGCATTTTTTAATAAATTCGCTGGATCCAATTATGTGCCTATATCTAGATCCGCATATAACCAATATTATAGTGATGGTTCTATAATTTCAGCAAATATTATAATACAATCCCAAGGTTCGGGTTATGATGGACAAGCTAATGCTGAAATAACTGGGGATGGTACTGGTGCAACGGCTTCATTGGTGTTAGATTCGAATGGTGCAATATCAGATATCACACTAACCAATTCCGGAATAGGTTATACATTTGCTAATCTTACTGTTACTAAAGGTCCTACCGACCCAGGAACAGGTGCTGATATTGAGATTATTGTAGGCAACTATGGTAGTTTGAATACAAATCAGGCTTTAGTAGAAGCAGCTGCAGTCGATGGTTCATTATCGTCGGTTATTATCGAATCTCCCGGTTCGGGATATGATACACCCGGAAACGTTACTGCTACTATCACAGGAGATGGTACAGGTGCAGAGGTTGAACTTGAGATAGTCAATGGTGTTATCACAGGAGCTTTAATAACATCTACTGGGTATGGTACAGGATACAACAACATTAATATAGATGTTGTCGATACCTCATTAAACCCTGGTACTGGATGTGTGATAAGACCCATACTATCCCCTCACGGAGGGCACGGATCAGACTTACCGAGAGAGCTCTTTTCTCAAGTATTATGTTTATTTACTACTCTTGAAGATGACGAAAATCATGGCATACCAATACTCAATGAATATAATCAAGTTGGGTTAATCAAGGATATTAGTAAATTTTCAAATACTAGTCTATTCACATCCTTATTAGGATCATGTCTATATAATATTTCAACTACCAATATACAAGAACCTTATACAAATATAAATGATTTAGTATATTCGAATCAAAATAAATATAAAATCATAAGTTATAATTCTGATAAAAGTAATATATTATTGCAACCTCTTGATCACAATATAGCACCAACAGCTACATTTTTCTATGCAGATTCAGCTCAAACATCTTCAGCATTTGAGGGGGTTTCTATAGTAAATACTCCTAGCATAGATAAATATAGCGGTGATATGATCCTTGCTGAGAATAGACAGACATTCAGTGTTTCTGGCGAATTCGGAGATTCTGATCAAGGGGTTAAATTTAAAACATTCATTTCATTTTGATAAATTATCAAAATTATTTCATAAAAGAGATTATTAAATATGTCATATAACTTTAATACCGATCCGTACTTTGACGATCATGTGGAATTACAAAAGTATTTAAAGGTACTTTTCCGACCTGGTGTAGCAGTTCAAGCTCGAGAATTAACTCAAATTCAATCGATTTTTCAAAAACAAGTTGATTCTATAGGACGGCATTTATTTAAAAATGGATCTCCCGTATACGAAGGAGCTATTAAATATCATCCCCGCGAACATTTCTTTAAAATATCTAGCGTATCCTTTGATTTAAATAACACAATTGGTAAATTGTTTACGGGTCAAACCTCTGGGGTAACTGCTTATATACATCATGTAGAATCAGCGACCAACTTGCAACCAGATGATGTCGTTTATCTGAGATATCAGTCTGCTGGTAATAATGGGGAAAGAGTTTTTCAAGAAGGAGAAGTTATAAGCACTTCTGATGGTAGTATCACCTTAACACTTCAATCTAGTTCTTCGTCATCAATTGCTTCTGGACTAGGATCACTATTATCTATTGCAAATGGAGTATATTATATTGATGGTTATTTCGTTCCAGTACAAAGTAAAATTATAGTACTGAATCGATACAATACAGAACCATCTTTTATCTGTGGATTGTTGTGGTCACACGAAATAACAACACCAGAAATTGATTCAAATTTAAATGACAATTCTACAGGTTCTCCAAACTATGCAGCTCCAGGAGCTCATAGATACCATATAAATCCGGTATTAACAGCAATACCTTACTATGAGAGTGATACTACAGATAAAACCAATTTTATAAAATTGTTTGCTGTTGAAAGAGGACAAACTCGTTATTTTAATACATCTCCCCATTATAATAAGATAGGTGACGAACTCGCCAAAAGAACCCACATTGAATCCGGCAATTATATAGCCACTCCATATAATTGTTCTGCCATCGAAGATAGAAATAATTTCATCGAAAATTGGTACCCGTCATCCGATTATTTGGTTGATGATGTCATAAGAATTTCCATTTCTGGTAACAAATATTCATTTAAGTGTGTTTCTTCTGGGACAACGGGATCTTCCATACCAGCATTTGCGGCTATTAATACTATCTTCTCAGACAACACCGTATCTTGGCAATATGTTACTGCCTCAGTATTAGTTGAGGGGGCATATCCAGGAGTATTAGATCCGTCTGTCACTCCACAGTTTCTAACTCAGGGAGATGAATCAAAATATAATATTGAAGTAGAGGGTGGTTCTGCCGTTGTTAATGGTTATCTCCATCAGCAAACCGGTAAAATCAGATTAAAAAACAGTAAAGCTCGAGATTTCGGAAGAAAAGACGGTGGCACTATACAATGTCCTTCCCCTAATTACATAATAGTTGATAATCCCTCCGCCTTCCCAGATACTCTAGGATCTGATGTTGTTAAGGTATCAATGTGGAACCAATTTTCTACTGTGCCAGGAACTCCCTCTGGGACTGAAATTGGATCCTGTGATGTCAGATGGATAGAAAAACACACATCGGGCACAACACTCTATAGAGTTTATGTTTCTGATATTATTACTGCTGCAAATGTATCATATGAGAGAAATGTAAAGTGTTTACATTTTGTTAATGGCACCAGCACTCTCGATTTTACAGGGAACGTATTTCAATCATATCAAGTACTTGAAGGGACTATTTCAGGAGACTTAGTAAATTCGCCAAGTACCATTACGGGTGTCGGTACAACTTTCTCAACTGAGTTAAAAATTAATGATTATATTACACCAGATAATGGGGTAAATTCATATCAGGTAACGGCTATATCTGGTACAGATCTAACCATATTAGGTACACTGAATGCTTCATTCTCTGGACAGAAATTTACATTATTGAATTCCCATCAAAAATATAATCCAAATTTCTCTATTTATAAGATCACTAACAATTTTATAAGGAATATTAGATCTTCAGATGATTTAACAAGTGATACCATATATAATATCACTAGAAGATTTTCGGATCAGAATACAACATCATTAACACAACTTACTTATTCACTTTCCGGTGATGATATATTCGCTAATACCATCGATCAAAATTTCACGATTATCGATACTGCTACTGGAGCGATTGAAAGTGCTGCAGTATTTACCAGATCCACAGATAGTCAAACGTTAACAGTAACAAATTTAACAATCGGTACAGATTATAGATTATTTGGTACCATTAAAAGGAGTAATACTCTAGAAGCAGGTAAACCTTTAGCAACACACACCTTTGATATTACCACATCAACTGATATTCGGACTAATACTGGTAGAATCGTTCTAGGTAAAGCGGATTGTGTTAAGTTGGTATCAGTACATCAATCGTCGAGTTTTGGTGCAATAACCTCAACAAACCAAGCGGATACTGATATAACTCACATGTTCAAATTGGATACAGGTCAAAAACAATTATATTATGATCTAGGAGGAATAAATACATCACAATCGCAAGCTAAAGGGATTAATGGATCAATCCAAGTGGTTTATACCTATTACAATCACACAAACCTTAGTAATAGAGATTTCTTTTCAGCTGATTCATATACAGCAACACAATACAATAAGATTAATCCCGAGGTGAGGGATTCTCTAGATTTCAGACCAGTTAAAAATGATAATGGGGTTGGATTTAAATCTTTGAATTTTGGTATTATTAAAGCGGATTCAGATATTACGGCGGATTGGTCTTACTATTTACCTCGATTAGATTACCTTGTATTATCAGAATCTAAGAAACTAAAAATTATTAATGGGATATCTGCTTTGGAGCCCAGACCCCCAACCATTTCGGGTAATGAAATGGTTCTATATTCGATCGGCAATGCACCCTTTACAGGTAGAGTAAGTTCTGATGTAGTGCTTAAATCAGTTAAGCATAAAAGATATCAGATGAAAGACATTTCTAAACTAGAGAATAGGATTAATACCTTAGAATATTACACAGCTTTATCGCTTCAGGAAGCACAGACAGAGAATATGATTGTTACCGATCCTGATGGGTTTAACATGTTTAAAAATGGATTTGTTGTTGAATCCTTTAATAATGAATCTGTGGTAGATAGAACAAATATAGATTCTAGAAGTATCGTAAATACTAGTCAAGGCACTTTAATACCGAGTATTAATGAAGATTACGTAACTTTTGATGAAGATGCGGAGGAATCTGATAGATTGACCAATGGATATAGAGTTACCCAAGGTGCTAAAGGTGATTGGGCAACATTACCATTTACTTCTAAAAAGTACATATCATCCAAAAAAGCAAGTAGAGTTGTTAATCTCAACCCCTTTGCAGTAGTATCCTTCAAAGGTAATATGACGGTATATCCAGCATCTGATGTTTGGGTAGATACAAAATCTATCAATTTAAAAGCTCAAAACTATTAATAGGAATTAGAAAATGGCAGTAATAGAAACGTTTTCAGCAAGTAGTGACGGAACATCCAGATTCAACTACGAAGTCACAGCACAAGAGGCCACCGATGCGCTAATAAAAGCCTTTTCCGATTGGAACACAGCTAACCCAGAGGAGAAACAGTTTCCCATTGAATGGGCGACTCTAGCTACGGTCGTAGCTTCAAATGATAAGATTGGAATGGGATTAGTAAATACAGCATTGGAGACACACCGAGGGGCCGAAATCGCATTAATACTCGCCAATAATCCAAATGCTGAACAGGAGTGGAAGGAGGAGTTGGAAAGCAAGGGTTTTGAAGAGGGTTCAGATGAATGGAATCAAGCATGGGCTTTTGAAATGGACGGATTTAGCGATAAATTTACTGCTGCATACACTAGTGCATATAACAGTGCAGTTGGTACAAATTATGTGTCAGAAACAGACACAGTACATAGCATAAATGATGTAACCCATGAAACCCCACACGGGATTACAACCGACCGTTCATCAAGGACTACAGCCCGATGGTACACAATAGATCCAGAGGTCACATCATCTGATCCCTCCACCAATACTACAGGTTCTTCAACTTCAGAGGTAAAAGTTGGGGCTTCACCGAGTTCAAAGTCTGCTGCGGGTAAAGGTTCACAAGATCTTCCTCCTAAAAATAGAATTGGATATGAAACAAAAACAGTTCAGGAAACTTATTATGAAGATGTATATACTCCCGGGACTCCCGCAATTGCTCCAGTATATGGTCCACCCCCCGAAATATTAACCCCTGTTACCGCTCCATCAACATTTGAGACCGTACCAATTACACTAACCGCAGGTTATAATAAAGCTGTACCAGTTGCAACCTATTCGAATGTGATTACTACTTCCTCTACCAGTGCCCCCGCCTTTATGACTAGGGAAGCTGCAGTAATATACAAAGCTGATGGGGTAAAACCTAAAACAGAATTTAACGCTTACATCAATAATGTTAATGTAACAAAGTATATTGATGTTGCAATGCAAATAGAAGTTTCTAAACCGAGCGGATCGACTCATCCGTTTTCTTTTGATAAAGAAACTAGATGTGGTGTGACAGAGGCTCGTGAGGAACCCAGAAAATATGCTGATCCAACCGGGCTAGATAGAGATAATCCATTAAATGCCTTCACTTCGGGTGATGTCATTTATGGCATGACCTCGGGTCATACCGCGGTTGTGGTTGATTGGGAACCTACTGCTTCTGGTAATATTCTGCTTTTTGTCGTTAACACTAAAAATGGAAACGCTTATTCTGCATCACCATTTCAAGCTGGGGAAAGTATAACAGCATCTCTTTCAAATTCTATAGGGATTGTAGAATCTATAGTCACATCAGCAAATCAATATGCGGCATATACTGCAGAAGGTTTTAAACAAAAATCCTCTAATTATGGTAAACTGTGTGGGGTATTAAGAATTCCTAATAATGGTATTCATAGGTTTCCTGCAGGTACTAATACAATTATGTTCAGTTCTGCTGATATTGATTCTATATATTCGGAATCATTCGTTAAAAGCTCATTTACCTCTACCGGTACCAGAACTACAATAACCAATACAAATACCCATACGGAAAGCTGGCACAATGTACAGGAATGGGTGCCTCCTGTCATGGGAACAAAGCAAATCGAAATACCAGGAGTTACAACAATAACCAAGTCAACCGGTGAGCCAGTATTAATAAGCCCCGGAGTTGACGCAGTAGGTGGAACTACCACACAGGTATTGAGATATAAAGAAACTACGGTTGATGATTACGATAGACCTATATATGCAGAACAAACAGCCACCGTTATAAATGATGGTGCATCCTCAAATGATGATACAGCTCGAGATGATTCCCAAACAATAGCAGATATAACAGAAGTAGGAGATGGTAGAACATTAGTAGCAACTGCTAGTTATGATACCGAAATTGATCCATTGTGCCAAACATTTTTTGTACCGGAAGAAAGCGGTATTTTTTTGACAGGATTAGATCTTTTCTTTGTATCTAAACCCACAGATTCTGTTACTCCATTTTTTGTTTCTATAATAAATGTCGTAAACGGTTATCCCGGAGGTAAAGCTTTTATAGATTCTGAAATATATATAAAGCATGAAGACTGTATACTATCCACGAATACTGTAACAATAGATGGCGTTGATTATCCCGCACCAGATACACCTACTCACATTGAGTTCAAGACCCCAGTTTACTTGCCGGGTGGTAAAGGTAAATCCTACGGTATATACATTAAATCCGAATCCAAGGGTTATAACCTATGGACAAACTATATGGGTGAAGCTGATACCGGCGGTTCTGGTTTAATCGATGAACAACCTCTCCTGGGATCATTATTTAAATCTCAAAACGCTGAAACATGGACAACTGATCAATATGAAGATTTGACATTTGAATTATATAGAGCTTCTTTTGATACCTCTGCTGCGGGGAATATAGACTTTATAAGCGATAATTCCACTCAGAATAAAAAAATGGATGGATTCTTTATGTTTCTGAGATCTGGATCATCTCTAGCTAGAATTCGTATGTTCGCCAATGGATTACATAATGGGGATAGAGTCACAATATCGGGGATTGCAATTAATGATGTATCTGGTAATCCCATTACTTATGGTGGGGTATACGCAGGAACAGATTTAAATGGAGAATTTACTGTATCTGGCTCTGAAATGGATTCCTTTATCATTGACATTGGGGAGAATATGTCAACCCCGGCAGTGGCTACAAGTACAGAACAACTTAAATCTAGATCTGATTGGGATATCACTATAACGAAAAATATTAATATTGATATGTTTAAACCAGTTTTTACTGAGATGATTCTAAGTAAAACTAAGATTGGGTACAAATATAAAGGGTTCCATGATACTAGTTATACATCTCTGAATAATTTGCGTAATCACACAGTGGAGAGCCCAATGAAATTGAGATCATTAAGCCCCGAAAATGAAATTCACCATTATAGTGGGGGGAATTCGATGAGTTTAAATGCACATTTAACTTCCTCTGATGAAAAGGTTTCCCCTAGAATATTATTAAGCGGTACATATCCCTCTATATTAACCACAAACTTCAGAATTAATAATCCAGTTATAGGAGATTATTCTTCCGATCTAGATAAGGAAAGTTTTGTAGCAACAAATATAACAGTTAACGTAGTGGGTAATACATTGACAGATATATTCTCTACTGATGCAGGGACGATGGAGAAGTTCGCTTTAATAAACCACGGATTTCATGTTACAATATATGATGGCAATAGTAATGCCTCTACATTACTAGGGACTTTCCCTATTCATTCTGTAACAAATAATAATATAACCGTTAAAGGGTTACCCGCTATAACAGGTACCAACATTTTTGTAGAATATTCTACTCGATGGAGAGATGAAACTGTCTCCGGTGGATCTAGCAGTATTTCAAAATATGCAACTAAAATATTAAGATTTGGTGTTGATAACACTGGGTTCAAATTGGCATTTACTTACAATAAGCCAGTAGGAACAGAGGTTGAATTTTATTATAGAACTTCAAAAGCATCGGATGAAGCGGTAGATCATCGCAGACTCAAGTATGAAAAAATTCAATTAACCCTACCTACATGCGAGGGTAAGAGATATTTTAGAGAAGGCACGGGTACTGTGACTGGATTACAAAAATTTGATTCTATGAATATTAAAATCGTATATAAATCAGACGATTCTAGTGTATATCCAACATTAAAAGACTTTAGAATAATAGCAGTGGTATAATGAAAATCCAAGGTCATCCACACCTCGAAAAAAGGGATGGGGTTATAATCAATACGGATCGGCAATCATATTCTAAATATTTAGAAGAAAAAAAAATGAGAATCAAAGTAAACAAGCTAGAATCTGATATAAATACTATAAAAGATATGTTAACCCAATTATTAAATGAGAAGTAGAATGAATATAAATAATATAAAAGATATGTTAGTACAATTATCAAATAAGGAACCATTATGGCTGAACTCTATCTGAGACAACCAAATACAACAACCCCGACAACAACAACGGTTAAGAATAACCCCCTAACCAATGAAGAAGTTGATAGTAATTTCGTTAACATAAATGCTGAAGTTGAACAGGCTTCGGAATCAGCTGTTGCAATGGCAATAGCATTAGGAGGATAATATGGCAAATACATTTAAAAATGCAGGTATTCAAGTAGGAACGAGCAGGACTACTCTATATACTTGCCCGGCAGCTACAACAGCTGTTATTCACGCATTATATATTTCAAATGTTGATGGGACAATTGGTTCCGATGTGGACATCGAAATAACCGTCGATGGTGGCACAACATACAGATATATAGGTAAAACCTTAGCGGTACCAGAGGATTCAACTCTGGTCCTAGATAAACCAATTAATTTGGAAGCTGGGGATATATTAGCAGTAACTGCATCAAGTACCGGTGATATAGAGGCAGTTTGCGCAATTTTAGAGATAGTATAAGGATTATATATGTCATATATAGGAACCAAGACCGGCGGCCACGTATTTAGATCGAATGCATTTAATTCGGTTAGATATACAGGCGACGGAACAACTACCCAATACAATTTACCCGAAACTGTTGTTGATGACGATGCTGTTCTTATTCATATAGATGGCGTTAAACAACATGCACCATCAGCATATAGTACTAGCGGAACAACCTTAACATTTACGGGAGCTCCACCAAGTGCTTCTGCCATTGAGATAATACTCTTTGGTATTGGAGAGGTTAATATACATGTTCCAACCTCCAATACAGTTGATGTCTCTGTTCTGAAAACCTCTGATGGTACTGCAGGTCAAGTATTAACGACCGATGGATCTGGTAATTTAAGTTTCAGTTCTAAATCAACTGAGACCCTATCTTCTATGGGGGTAACACCTACTGCGACACAGCTAAATGCAGACTCCGCTTTTCTGGATAGTATAACGAGCACTGCGGGGGAACTTAATATACTAGATGGAGTTACTTCCACTGCGGCAGAATTAAATCACCTTTCTGGGGTTACTTCGGCAATTCAGGGCCAATTATCCAATAAAGAACCGGCTGATACAGATATTGTTAAAAAGAATGTAGCCAATACATTCTCAGCTAACCAAACATTTACAGAATTCACAGAAACAGTATATGCATTAACTGGCACGGTCATAGATCCTGCTAATGGTGGTATACAATCAATCACCCTGTCTGGAGCAACAGCGTACACCGAATCCTTAGATGCAGGTCAAACTGTCGTGCTTATGATTACAAATGGCCTTACAAATACCATAACATTTCCAACAGGTATTACGTGGGTTACTTCTGCAGGTAATGTTGCTCCAACCCTAACTGATTCATCAACAGTAGTTATGTGGAAAGTTGGTTCAACGTTATATGGAGCCTTTACTGGTAGTTATGTATGAGTAAGTTAGCAAAATCCCTTGCCGCAGCCGCAGGTAATGCTGGAGCAGATGCCCCGAATGTAGCGGATGTGTTTTCTACCTATCTTTATGAAGCTACTGGAAGTGCTACGACAATCACCAATGGCATAGATTTGTCCACTGAG